AATCGCATTATTGATTGTAGTAGTAGTTTTCCAACAATGTGGTGGAAACAAAAAAACGACAGGTGAAATTGTAAAAGTTGATGGTAAAAAGTATGAACTGATTAAACATGAAATTGATACATTCGAAATAGTTAAAACAAAAGTAGTAACTAAAAAGGGTGAAGATATTTATCACGAAACAATTAAAGAAGTAACAATCCCTACAATAGTAGATACTCAGGCGTTATTACAAGACTACTTTGCAAAGAACATTTACAAAGATACATTAAATTTACCAGATAGTTTAGGAACTGTATCTTTAATTGATACGATTACCCAAAACAAAATCTTAGGTAGAACTTTTAATGCAAGTGTTAAACAAAGAACTATTAAAGAAACAACAATTGTAAAAGAATTACCAAAGACCAAAGTATTCTATGGTTTGGAAGGTGGATTTAATAAAGCAGATGTTGTATCTCATTTAGGCTTAGGTGTTTTAATTAATACAAAACAAGATAAGATGTTTCATTTAGGATTAGGAGTTGCAAATAGAACAATTGATGGTACAAGCGGCACTTTAGCACCTTACATTGGTGGTGGTGTATATTGGAAGATTAGATTGAAAAAATAATGAATACTCCACAAAAATCCCTAAAGGATGTAATTAAGGAACAATATCAAAAGTGTGCCGGTGACCCGGTATACTTTATGAAAAAATATTGTAAAATTCAACATCCAATTAGAGGAAAAATACCATTTGAATTATATCCATTTCAAGAAGATACTTTAACAAATTTTAAAGAACATAGATATAACATTGTTCTTAAATCTCGTCAGTTAGGTATATCAACATTAGTAGCAGGTTATGCACTATGGAAAATGATATTCAATGAGGATTTCAACGTTCTTATTATTGCAAACAAACAAGATGTAGCAAAGAACTTAGTATTAAAAGTTAGAACGATGAACCAACTTTTGCCTGTATGGTTAAGAGTTGCAGAATCGGAAGATAACAAACTTTCCCTTAGATTAAAAAATGGTTCACAAGTAAAAGCAGTATCTTCAAAACCTGACTCTGGTCGTTCTGAAGCCTTATCACTTTTAGTATTTGATGAAGCAGCCTTTATTGATTACATTGATGAGATATGGACTGGTACTCAATTGACGTTGGCTACCGGTGGTGATTGTATTGCATTATCTACTCCGAATGGTGTGGGTAATTGGTTTCATAGAATGTGGATAGGTTCAGAAAATGGTGAAAACTTATTTAATCCTATCAAACTTCACTGGACGGTACATCCTGATAGAGAACAAGATTGGAGAGATGAACAAACACAACAATTAGGTGATAAGCAAGCAGCACAAGAGTGTGATTGTGATTTCATTAGTTCGGGTGATAACGTAATTGATGGTGACCTCCTAATATGGTATAGTGAAAACAATGTATGTGAACCAATTGAAAAGACAGGATTTGATAATAATATATGGTTATGGAAAAAACCGGATTACAATCGTTCATATGTAGTAACAGCGGATGTAAGTAGAGGTGATGGTAACGATTATTCAGCATTCCACATCATAGATATAGAATCAATGGAACAAGTTGCTGAGTACAAAGGTAAAGTAGAACCAACCGATTTTGGTAATATGTTAATTAGTATAGCAACTGATTACAACGATGCATTACTAATTGTAGATAATGCAAACATCGGTTGGGCAACAATACAACAAATATTAGATAGAGATTATAAGAATTTATTTTGGAGTCATAAAGATGTTCAATATGTAGATGTTAATACACAATGGACTAACAAATATTATAGAGAACAAAAACAAATGATTCCTGGTTTCACAATTTCATCTAAGACAAGACCTATGATTGTTTCTAAGATTGACCAATATATGAAAGATAAATCGGTTATTATACACTCTAAGAGAACCATAGATGAGTTATTTACTTTTATATGGAACAATGGTAGAGCCGAAGCAGCAAGAGGATATAATGATGATTTAACAATGGCATTGGGTATTGGGTTATGGGTGAGAGATACAGCATTAAGATTAAGAAACGAAAGAGGTTCATTAGCACAAAGTGCATTGAATGGATTTGTTAAAACAGAATATAGTCCAGTTTATACACAAAAAGATTTAAGAGAAGACCCTTATAGAATGAATATAGGTAAAGATGATTTTGATGATTTAAGGTGGCTTATTAAATAATATAATATTTATATATTGTATAGAAAGGAAAATAATATGAAGAAAAGTTTTTTATATGAATTTTATGGTGTATCTTTGAGTAAGTCAAGTCACACTATGCCCGATGGTCAACAAATAGAATTAGGTAAAGTTTATTCTAATCCATTTGCTAAAGCATTTGGTAAAATAAAAGAAGATATCGATGATGACGATATTGATGAGTATGATGTAGATGAGGATGATATAGAAGAAATGGAAGATTTTATATCTTTTCTTAAAATTAAAGTTAAAGAAAAAGATGCATACAATGAATCTTTAAATGAAGCAGAATATCAAGGTAGAAAAGTTGAATTGGGTAAACCAACGCAAGGTGATGTTAAGAAGTTTAAAGTGTATGTAAAGAATCCAGCTGGTAAAGTTGTTAAAGTAAACTTTGGACATGGTGGAACATCCGCAGCAGCTAAAGGTGAAAAAACAATGAGAATAAGAAAATCTAACCCAAAAGCGAGAAAATCGTTTAGAGCTAGACATAATTGTGATAATCCAGGACCTAGAACAAAAGCAAGATACTGGTCTTGTAGAAAATGGTAATATAAAATAATATGGCAGATACTTCATTTTACGGCAGGTTAAAGAAATTATTTTCAACAGCGGTTATCGTAAGAAATCAAGGTGGAAAGTTAAAGGTAATTGATTACGATGAAACACAGGCAATAGCTACCAATCTTAGAGATAGGTATATGAGATTGCATTCATCAGCAATGAACAATACATTTGAAAACTATTTGGCTTATCAACAAATAAGACAAGAGTTATTTAGAGATTATGATTCAATGGACCAGGATCCAATCATCACATCGGCATTAGACATATATGCAGATGAATCAACGAGTAGAAATGAATATGGTAGAGTTATTGAAATAAAAACCAATAATGACCATATTAAAGATATCTTAACTAACTTATTCTATGATGTAGTAAATGTAGAATTCAATTTATGGCCTTGGGTTAGAAATATGGTTAAGTATGGTGATTTCTTTTTACATTTAGAGATTGCAGAAAACTTAGGTATAGTAGGGGTTCAACCATTATCGGCATATGAAATTACGAGAGTAGAAGGATTTGACCCAAACAATTGGCAAGCCGTAAAGTTTGTTCATACTCCATTAGCAACTAAATCATTATTCATAGCAGGACAAAAAACTGAATATGAAAACTATGAGATTGCTCACTTCCGTTTATTATCAGATACAAACTTCTTACCTTATGGAAAATCACTATTAGAAGGTGCTAGAAGATTATGGAAACAAATATCATTGATGGAAGATGCAATGATTATTCATAGAATTGTAAGAGCTCCTCAAAAAAGAATATTCAAAATTGATGTAGGTGGTATTGCTCCAAATGAAGTAGACCAATACATTCAAAGAATTATAAACAAATCAAAGAAAACTCCATATGTGAACGCAGATACAGGTGAGTATAACTTAAAGTATAATGTTCAAAACTTAATGGAAGATTTCTATTTACCGGTTAGAGGTAATGATAGTGGTACTGAAATTACAAACTTAGATGGGTTAGAGTACGCACCAATTGAAGATATAGATTACTTAAAGAATAAGATGTTTGCAGCATTAAAGCTACCTAAACAACATTTAGGTTACTTAGAAGATGGACACTCTAAAGCTACATTAGCAGCAATGGATATGAGATTTGCAAAAACTATCGAAAGATTACAAAGAATTGTAGTTGATGGGTTAGAAAAGATTGCAATTGCTCACTTATACTCACAAGGTATTGATGATAGTGAATTAACAAACTTTGAATTAGAATTAACATTACCATCATTAATATAC